CCGGGGAGCCTTCACTTACTATATTCCTCCGTCAAGCAACCGCTTGATAGAGGGTGATATAGCTGAGAAGGTTATCCTAGCCAAGAAATTGGTAGGAGCTCGCCTTACTCCAGATGCTATCTGGAACCTGGCTCCGTGGAGCTGGGCTGTCGATTGGTTCAGCAATGTCGGGGATCTTTCTCAGAACCTCGATAACTGGATTGTCGACAACCAGGTGTTGGTGTATGGGTATATGATGGAGAGAACTCTGTCAGAATACACATACACGTTCGTTGGTCCTGGCCGTTTCTGGTCAGGAGCAGCGTACCCCCCATCCGTTCATTGCGTTTCAGAAACGCAAAGGCGGATAAAGGCAACTCCCTACGGTTTTGGGCTTAACTGGAGTGGCCTCTCAGCCCTCCAGCAGTCCATACTCGTTGCGCTCGGTATGTCCAAGTGGCGATGAGTAGAACGTGTTGTCCTACGTTTACGTCAATGGGGTCTAACCGGGCCCCTAGGAGTGATGCTCGTGTCGTTCACCGACCCGCAAACAATCACGATCTCTGCTGTGACGTCCCCCCTGCCCCGTGTTGAAACGGATGACAGGAAGGCCGTCTATCAGAGCGCGGACGGGCTGATTGCGCTTTCCGCCGACCACTCGGTCGGCAAAGCACGCACTCGGCACGTGTTGCGAGTCGATCTCTCGAAGATCGCACCGGATCCGTTCCGGCCGTCTGAGAACACGAAGGTTTCGATGTCAGAATACATCGTTTTCGACGTGCCCGCAGTCGGGGCCGGCTTCTCCATTACGGAGCAGCTGGCGCTGTGGACTGGCTTCAAAACCCAGATCACGGCGTCTTCGGACCTGCTCATTTCCAAGCTTCTCGCCGGCGAGTCTTAGCGACTCGCCATTGGGAGCTTGTCTGACAGGTCACAAGATACGGTAGGTCATCACCGCGAGCCCCGAAAAGGGCGTCGTAGTTATGATCTGCACAACGTCCGTAAACAATACGGACGTCGTCCCGCTGATGAACCACCGCCTACCACAAGCAAGAAGTTTGTGGTTGTTGCTGTGGCTGTCATCAACGCCGCGTATCTTGTAGCGAATACCTTTCTTCCCTTCACGCATGTGTGTGGAGGTTGATTGGTGTGAACAGAAAATCGATTATCGTAGCCTATGGGGACGACCGTGATCACGGTCTTGTCCTCTGGCTTACGGTATTGGTAGGTCATGTGAATGACCTTACCCCCTCTGAGCATCTTGCGTACCAGAATTTCTTGTCGGCCGTAAAACGCCTGCAAGATTCTTGTTCCGCTTGATGCTCTAGGTCGATTTTCGACGGCAGAGCTAGGGATTAGCCACCTCTGATAAGGAGGGACTATGAAAAGCCTGACGTCACTCTGGTCCTGTACGGCTCATGAAATGGCCGTACGATGTTGCACTAGCGCCGACCATGACATAAAAACTGTCATGGCCCGGACTCAACACGAGGGGCTATCGTTTTTGGCGATAACCCTGGCGAGCTACGGAAAAGCCATCGAAAAATGGCTTGACTGTGGCTTCGTCGTCCCTTCGGATGTCCCTTCTTTTAAGAAGAGTCATCTTACTGGTCTCCCTGTATTTCTACAAGGTTTCCTTGGACGTGTGTTTTGTCCTACTAGTGGTGTGTTGAACGATGAGCCAGATATTGAAGCAATCTATGCTCTACGTCAGCTCACGCTGATGTTCAGTAAGATTGCCTTGCCTGTGGATGATGAGTCCACTGAGGTTGTTACGCCTCGAAGGGCAAGGCAAGCAATGTCTGATTTCATCGCTTGTGAGCAGGAGATCAGGAGGAATGATGCTCTCCTTGATCCTCAATATCTTGAGGATTTTAAGAGGGTCTCATCTCTGCTTTTTGGCGAATTTCTTGACAAGGTGGCCCGTTCGGTCCACTTTGCGAGACTTAAGCCAAAGCATGGTCCAGGCGCTGTCGCAGATCGTCTTAGCTCTAATGCTAAGTATAATTTGCGAACCTGGACTACTCGTCTCGAGAAGGTTATGCCTTCTCAAGACTTCCTCATTCCGAACCGGCGTTATACTCCGGATCTGCTTGAGGAACTGACGCTCCTCGAACCTGGAGCGGAGATTCCCGTTAAGGTAATCACCGTTCCTAAGACGCTGAAAGCGCCCAGAATCATCGCGATTGAGCCGACTGCTATGCAATACGCACAGCAATCACTCCTTCGTGAGATTTCGGACATCATTAAAGAGGATGGTTTCCTCTATGATGTTGTCGGACTCGACGATCAAGAACCTAACAGGGTTCTTGCGTCAAAAGGATCACACAGCGGTGACCTTGCTACACTTGATCTAAGTGAAGCGTCCGATCGCGTTTCCTATCAGCATGTACGTGCTCTTCTGCACGGCGTTCCTGATTTGCTTCAGGCCGTCGATGCATGTCGATCACGGAAGGCTGATGTGCCTGGCCACGGCGTTATTCGCCTGGCCAAGTTCGCGTCTATGGGTTCAGCTCTGTGCTTCCCCTTTGAAGCTATGGTCTTTACGACCTTGATCTTCATGGGGATAGAGCGCGAGCTCAACTCACCTCTTACCTACGAGAAGATTGAATCTTTTCGTGGCAAGGTGCGTGTCTTTGGGGACGATTTGATCGTTCCCCGGGACTATGTGCTGTCCGTTGTTGACGAACTACACCTTTTCGGGTATGTAGTTAACGTCAACAAGTCTTTCTGGACCGGAAGGTTCAGAGAGTCTTGTGGTAGAGAGTACTATGACGGCCATGACGTTAGTATTGTCAAGGTTCGTCAAGTTCTTCCTACACAACGGCAGAACGCGAGTGGTGTGATTTCAGCAGTCGCCTTACGAAACCAGCTCTATTGGGCTGGTCTCTGGCGTTCGGCTGATTGGATGGATAATCTACTTGGGCCAATGCTTAAGCATTATCCCAATGTAGCCCCATCCTCACCACTTCTTGGCAGGGAGTCTGCGCTAGGTTATCAATTCCAGCGCCTTCACCCTAATTACCACAGCCCCCTCACCAAGGGCTACCGTGTGGTAGCTAAGTCCCCTCGAGATTCTCTCGACGGGACGGGTGCCTTGATGAAGTGTCTCCTTGGGAAACCCTGGACGGGATTCGGTTTACCGAAGCCTGTACTAAGAGCCCAAATCGACGATGCGAACGTTGATGAGGAGCACTTGGAGCGTTCTGGACGCCCCGAGCACGTCAACATCAAGCTCGGGTACGGGCC